CGTAATCGTTATAACTACGAGACCGATCAAGAAGGCAAAGCGGGGATTCATGGCTAATTTTCATTGTAGTTTCTCAATAATATCTGACGTAACAGGGACCCACATCACAACGTCATCGTACTTAGTTTTCTTTGCACGATGCTTATTTTCATTGATATAAGTTATCATATCTTTTATATTATAACGGAAAATAGATTTTGTATCCACATCTACCCCGTAAATCTGCTCAGCACCAGTAGTATACAACCATCCGGCGCGTTGTCTTTTCTTGTTAAACAACTCCACGCAAAGCGTTCCCTCGTAATAGTTTGCCTTAACATCGACTGCAACACCGTCAATAATACAATCTATTTTAAGTTTTACTTGACTGTTAATATCGTTTTTATCTTCAAATAAGATATCATTAGTCTTGCAATACTCCTCTACAATGGCCTCGCCCAGGTCACCCTTGGCACCTCTAGCACCATAGCGACCTTCGGAGTTTGCATACCAGGTCATATTACTTTTTAATCAATGACATGAACTCAGCGCGGCAATCGGGTTCACTCTTAAAGCAACCACCAAGCTTGGCCGTAAGCGTAGAAGAAGAATGATCTTCAACCCCACGACTCTTAACACAGTAATGAGTACCTTCGATTACGACCGCAACATCATCAGTACCAAGAATGAAGGACAATGCATGAAATACTTGCTCGGCAATACGTTCCTGCACCTGAGGGCGACGGGCAAAGTACTCTACAATACGATTTAACTTGGATAGACCAAGCACTTTACCTTTAGGAATATAACCAATATGTGCCTTACCATCGATAGTAACAAAGTGATGCTCGCAGTTAGACATCATAGTAATATCTCTCTCAACCACCATCTCATCGTACCCCATCTTATTATCAATAACGGTACACTTAGGAAAGTTCTCTGGTTTCAGGCCCCAGAAAATCTCTCGCACAAACATCTTAGCTACCCTCTTAGGAGTATCCATCAACGAGTCATCGGTCAAGTCAAGACCCAACGTCTCCATAATGACAGCAAAGTTCTTCTCGATCTTAGCAATCTTACGCTCGTCCTTAACCCCGAGTCTATCCAATACGATAGGTGTATGAACACCTTTAGAGATAAGATATTCTTCTACTTTATAGCCGAGTTCGGCATCTGTTTTTCCAGCTTGTAATGACATTTTAGGTTCCCCATTCGTTTTTAAATAAAGGCACTTGAAGGCGATCGCTGTAACGATACCCCTTCTTCATGGCAAGTTCTGCCACAGCCCGGTTGTTCATATGATATACCGACTCAACACCACCAACAGGCATTAGGTATACCGGTCCTCTAAAGCCAGATGCGCGATATGCTTCTACTGCTTTCTCTGCCTCATCAGCATCCTCTTGAGACGCAACTACAAACTTTAAGTACACATAACCCACCATACCGTAGTCAGCAACTATTTCTGGCTTGATAGCATCGTCCCACTTTTCACCTGATACCGATAGCTTAGGCGATACAGAGAACGTTATCTGACGATCGAAGTTACCAGGATGACCCCAGCCCCATCGATCTAGATAGTCTTTAAACTCTTTAGAAAGATCCTGAGTACCATTAGTCTCAAAGGTAATCTCTTTTAATGCTTTCATCTTAGGATGATTGAGTAAGTCAGGGTACGCTCTCTGCCATCCCAGTAAAGGCTCGCCACCAGTAATTACTAAATGCTCTTCTTTCCATTCTTTGTACGGTAGAGAATCCACAACAGCCTCGGCAACCGAGTCAGTATCAAGAACGGGAGATAGATGCTTAAAACGAGGATCCCAGCTAGCGTATGAATCGCAACCAGTACTAACCAGCGGGAGATTCTTATATGAAAAATACTTACCAACTTCTGCCGCAATATAGTCAACCTCTTTACTGTATTCACCTTTAGGCATACCAAAGCCACTACAGGTAAAGTTACAACCGAATGTGCGAAGGAATACAGAAGGTACACCCATGTATCGGCCTTCGCCTTGGATGGAGTAAAATAGCTCTGCTACTTTAAGTTTAGCCATTAGACAAGCTCCTCCGCAATGCCGAGAATTTCAGCAACGATTAAGAGGATACCTGTAGTAATAAGGCTACCGTAAATGAGAGCAATGCCAGCTAGAATACGTAGACCGCTTTTTACAAAGCTAATCTTACGGTGGCGGTCGGGATCTGGAAGCAGATCAAAGTCAAATTGAATCATTAGATTCTCCTAGTTGTACGTGGAAGGGCACGATCCATTATATAGGCTAGTCATAATCAGGATCAACTGGTTCTGGTGGTTTCTCGATAACATATCTACCGAAAGCCAACCTGGTTTTTTTAAGCTTAGGAAAGGGAGCAGGAGGCCAATCAGGATTAATCCAAGTTGGCTTCTTACGCGGGGAACAAGAAGTATTAATTATAAAGAAACGTTCACGGGGAACTCCGGCCTGCTTGCGAGCTTTATTAATATGCTGCCACAGGAAAAGTCCATCCTCATCCTCAGGAGTACTCTCATAGGTCTTATCCTCAGAGGCAAAACCTTCTTTATCTTTAATATAATAGTATACTTTAACAGGCATATACCTATTATAGGCTATACCTTATTCAATGTCAAGCGTTCCTTCGTCAGAAACGGCTTTTTTCTTAGGTTTTTTTACCGTTCTCTTATCAATATCAATGTTATCTACCTGCTTTCGCATCATTTCTACAATAGAATTCGCGAATTCTTCATTACCATCAGAATGTGCTATCAGCATATCAATATCAATGTTTTCAAGTAACTTGTATTTAGTTGCTTGTTGTTTCTTTTCTTTTTGTATGCGTCTTACGAACGCAAAGAAAGTAATTTGAGTAAAGTAAGCAAAGGGGTTCATACCTCTATTAGGGTCAAACTTCTCAACAGCAGTCAAGCAGTTTTCAATCCCATCAGAGACCATATCGTCTTTAAACGTATAATTAATAAAGTTAGCTTTATACGATAGGTGGGTGGCAATCTTGAGAAAGCACTCACCAATATATTCTGTAACTCTAGGCTTTTCTAGATTACCCTCTTTTGCCTCTAATACCTTTTTACGATATTCAACTAAAGCTTCAAAAAACTTTTTATTGTCGACGTAATGGGCAGGGGCTTTTTTAGTGGAGGGTATGTGCTCCACTACTTGACCTACTATCATTTTCATCCTCCTCGGATATTTCAATTTCACCGTTATCGTCATCACCCGAGAGTGCTTGTTCAATATCTTCTTCTGTAGCCATTGCTGAATTTTCATACTCAATAATAAATTGCTTATATTGAGTTTCTGCTCTCTCTAGCACATTAGTTGCAATTACAACATTACGTGCTGGAATTCTTAAAACTTCTTTTGCAGACATCTTAAGCCATGGCTGCATCATATATGACTCTATAACGCCCCCGGCATAGGGCATCTTCATTGAGTGAATTTCTACCGGTTCAGAAACTTCAATATATTTCTTATCAGCCAGATCCATACATTCATCTTCAGTAGAGACAATTAAATTCTCTCCACTGGTTAATTTTAAAAACTTACAGTACATTATAGAGGTACCTTTACTAATTTGTAGTCAAAGTGCTCATCATTATAGGTCTTAATTCTTTCGATCATATGTAATAATGTATAGTTCTTTCTTGCTTTCCAAGTCAGATCATCGCCAATATCATATAGATTACAATGTGTCTTTGCATCACCTTTTCGTAAACCTCTACCTACTGATTGTAAGTTTCTAATCTTAGACTTCGTAGGAGATGCAAATATAATATTGTGAAGGTTCCTAATATTTATACCTGTAGAAAACGTACCGTAGGATGCAACAATGATAGCATCGTTCTCTAACTCTGTAATGCGTCTGATATCTTCTCTATCAGCAGTCTCAGTACCACCGAATACAAAGAATACTTTTCTATCACCGGCCTTAGCCTTAATCATATCAAAAAGTATTTGCCCATGCTTCTCTACATACTGAAATAATACCAATGAGTTACCAGTCTGTTTAAGAGCAAGATTACGAATAAATTTATTTCTAGGCTCGTACCCGCAAAGGAAGTCCATCTCATCGGGATACTTGTTATCTTTACAAGCCTTCTTTACATCATCGGGGTACTGAAGTATCAGACCAAATATTATTAGTTCAGCTAATTGATCGTTATCCATCAATTGCTTGGTAGACGTTACCTTGTATACTGAACCAAATAGTCCTTCTAATACTAACCTATGTGTCTTTGTACCATCTAGAGTCCCAGTAGTACCAATACGATAAGGTGTATTAACCATCTTATGCATAATACCAGTTAAAGACTTAGCTTTAAAAGTATGCGCTTCATCTCCATACACTACCCGATAGTTCTCAAAGAACTTTTTAGGCAATTCGTAAACCGATTGCCAAGTAGATATAACTATTGGAAAGAGGTTCTCTTTAGAATGGCCTGCATATATACGTGAGCAATTTTCTGATACTTTCCATCCATTGTTTTGAGAGTAAGATTGGAAATCTGAGTACATTTGCTCGACCAAAGAGGTCGTAGGGACCAGGATAAGCTGGCGCCTTCCAAACTTTTCATTCCAACGGAGTAGACAGTAGATGATAAGAGATTTACCGGAACCTGTTGGGGACAGAAGAAGGCGTCTTCCATCGGTAATTGCTCTATAAACTGCATCGAGTTGATAATCTCTGATGGACTCGCCACCGGGGAGTGATAGGTTAAGTTCATTAATAAATTCTTTCAACTGTTCTACTGATACTGAATCAGCCTGTTCAATATACTCACTGTAGTCAATTGTATATTGATTGACTTCGGCAAAATGTTCTAGATAACTTTTTAAACCAACATATAACTCTTTTGTAAACATAGAGAAGAGTCTAATCTTTCCATCCCATATCTTGTTACGAAAAAGAGGATGAAACTTAGCACCTGGAGCATCAAAAGAAAAATGATCAACCAACTCCTGTGCAATACTAGGGTCTGATTGAACTGTTAAGTATACATTGTTTTTCTTTTTGATTGCTATATCGGCCATTACATCATACCGTTAGTAAACTTTGCCCACTCAATACTTGATTTAATATCCCAGGTACGAGAGTTAAGTGATCTGATTATTTGTTCTAGCGTATAGATAGTAGTCTTAAAGTATTCTATCTTATCTTGTAACTCAATCAGTTTATTATCGCATTCAAGCAATTCATCCATTTCATTCTTTAATGGCTTGTTACCTTGATACTGGGACCAGTTCTCATCTTCTAATTCCTGCTTAGTCATCTCACCCCTGAAGTACTTGTACTTCAAACGTCTGGTGTTAAGGTACTCAGACTCCGCCTTACGGAGTTGGAGTTTAGTAGTAGACATCACTGTAATATATTTAGAGTGAAGAATAGGAACCCGGGCAGCTTCGTGCCCAAGGTTCGTTTCATTAATAGGAGCGTCTCTAGTCCACTCGTCCGTTAATTCACTTAGTTTCATTATATAATTTATTTCTTTACTCAGGAAGATCTAAAGTAATAATTTCTTCTCTCTTTTCTTCAGGTGGAGGGGCAAAGCTAATAATAGCTTCTGGGTTACCCTGGAAGCAGAAGTGACCGTAGTGGTTTAGAGAGATAGAAGGATCAAGCCATACATCCCCTCCGAGCTCTTGCCAGCGACGGCAGAACGTATAATCTTCAGATAGGTAGCGACGATCAACCGGATCAATCATCGTATCAAACAAAGCATAGAAGTGATCTTTAAGGTCGGCGTTAGCAATATTAACGTCGTTATTATACTTAAGTTCAGGGTACGCTTTAACCATCTTAAGAATAGCTTCCCGACTAATCATCATGAACCCGGTTCCAGCATCATGCAGTTTAATCAGACCGTTCTCAACACCAATGGTCTTTGTTTCTTTATTAACAAATTTAAAGTTAATAGCATAGTCAGAACCGAAAGAAGCCATATCTCGGTCGGAAAGTTCTTTATCCTTATTAGCAGGATCAATTAGGTTAGCTCTGATCTTATCCCAGGCAACACCTTTCTTAGGATATGCACCAACAACCACATCTTTCTTGTGAGCATAAAGCTTCAAGATGTCTTCCGTCTGGAACTCAATATCAGCATCAATGAACATTAGATGAGTATAGTCTGATGCAAGGAAGTAAGCTACTAATACATTACGTGCACGAGTAACTAAGGACTCGTTAGCAATAGTACCGAATGCGAGAG